TCATCCCAGCGGGGATATTCTTTATCAAAGGCGAATGGACCCTTTAAAAGCCCTGTTCCAAACAAGCTGGTCTCAAATGCCATAGACCTGAGATGCTTACTTGCTTGAGACTCCTCAAGCTGGTCGTGCATCTTCTTTTCCATCATACGAGCGGCCTGTTTAGCCGGTTCGAAGGTTGCAGAAGTTGGGCTAGCGCCCGGACCCATCTCTAAATCATCTTCAACCGCAGATAATTTGTCTTTGAATATGCCTAAATCCTTTGCAATGTCAGGACGGGCGATAGTGCGGGGGATTTTGTAGTCTACATTAACTGTTTCAGATATTTTCTCTTCAGTTAAGGCATTGGGATCGAAGTTAACTGAATCTACTACGCCATTGGGGTAGTTCCGTGGCTCCACGCCGACCGGAAACTTAGATCCTGCAAACAATACGTCTACAATCTGGGCATACGCAGCCAAAACCTTAGTTTTGGTGATCTTAACGAATGTTTTAGACTTCTCACTGTCGGTAAACTGAACGTCAGCACTGTATAGCCCACGATAATTCCGGTAGCACATGATCCAACGCTCTTCATCGGATATGCGGGTGTCTTTAGACCGGCGATACTGCCCTTCAACAAAATTTGCCAGCCCGGAATAAGCCGTGTTCTCTTCTTCAACGTCACCACTCTCCTCCAAAGCAATTACTTTGCTTGATTCAGTCATCTCTTCAGAAGAGGAAGAGGTTGGTTTATCCATTAAAGCCATATTAATACCCAAATGTTGTGTCGGCAGGGCGATACGAGTTCTGACCCATGCGGTTTTGTAAATCAAACGGTGACGCTGCCTGAATTCGGCTCATAATGCCGTAGCGCAGACTGTCATAAGTGTGGTCAGAGGCGTATCGCTGGTCGATATCATCTCCTCCTTTCGGATCAGACGGTATGACCGGGAGGTCAGCTATAATCTGGCGGCAAGTGTTGAAGAAAACGATGCCAGGTGTTTCTGTAACCTCATCAATCTTCAGTAATTCATGCATACGGTTCTTACCGGCTACTCTAGCCCCGGCTGACCGATCACTCGGACGCCATCTTGTGCCTTCAGCAATCATCTCTTCGGCTATGCTGGGGCCGATCTGACCCCGGTTATGCCAGCAACTGCTGTCTAGTATGCCATAAGGCACTCTGTCGGTCTCTTCAGCCTGTTTAACGGCTTTTGCGAGATCTCTTCCGGTATGTTTAGACAAATATAATTCCCGATAAACGTAAAGCGTCCCAAAGTTGGGATCGATTGCATACCAGTGAACTGCAGAGAAGCTGGAATAGCCGTAATCGCAGGACCGGAACCTTCGCCATTCTGGAGGGATCTCAAACGGGGCGCAGGTATGCTGATGAATGCGGAACTCTGAGAAGGCGGCACCTTCGGCTATGCTCCAATCCCCCTCCAGCAACTGACGCCTTTGGGTCTCTGGCAGAGATAGAAGGTTAGCTTCGTATGTTCCCTCGTCATAAAGATAAGGATTGTCACTGAGCTTCGAAGGGATGAACCTCCGGTAGAACAGTGCTTCTCCTGCCTTCTTATGACCTTCGGGATAAACCAGAGGCTTGCCCGTATCTATGTCAGTGGCAGGAAACGCCTGACCGGCTGGGGCAGGATCAATAAACATCTTCTTAACCCATCCGTGGCCGCTGGAACCGGGGTTGCTTGTGGCACGAAGATGAAGCGGTAGAGTGGGATCAGTGGATCTCAAGCGACTGCGTAAATAATTCCAGGCGAAGGGAGTGCTGTACTGCGTTAACTCATCAACAGCTATGTAAGAAAAGGACTGACCTTGATAACGCATAACGTCATCATCTCGTTCAAGATAACTCATCCAAAGTCTTGCTCCTGACGGGAACGTCCATTGGCTCTTCTTCTCCTGCCATTGCGCTCCTGGGTACGCTTTCGGATACAATTCCCTACTCGCCCAGACCAATTCACGGAGTTCATCGTTCGTCCGACGAACGAGGAGTCCACTAAAAGCAGGTATTCCAAAATACCGCATGGGATCTGCGAGTAATCCCATTGATTTTCCACCACCGGCTGCACCGCCGAATAAGACTTCTCTTTCTGATGCCGCCAGAAACTCTGTTTGCGGCCCTGGGTTGGGTGCGAAGAGGACTTCCCGGTCTTTGAACTGTTGTTCAATCGCATTGAAATCTAAAGTTTCTGATAATGTTTGGGGTGCTTCATCAAGACCTACTAATTTAGACAGTTTCTTTTCAGTCATAGTCAGAACACGCTTGGCGTCTGACCTCTTGCGCTTAACGGCTGCAAGCTTCTTACCTTCGTGGGTCGTGGGCCTACTTGCCCGGACATTCTTATTCAGCTTCTTGATGCGCTTTGACTTGGGCCGTAGCGAAGTCCAAATATTCCGAATGCCTTGGTGGCTGATCTTCTTACCGCTTTTAAGCGTGATCCACTCAGCAACCTTTCGGGTGCTGTGACCTTGATCCAGATAATCTAATGCTTCTTCAACCCAACGAACCATCTCAGGATTAGGGATAGCTTCCATAGAGTTTTCGGGATTGATCATATACGCATACGGAAGCTTTGCGGTGATCGAATTCCGGGGCTTATTAAGCCAGGGAGTTTTCATCAGGAGCTTTCGGAGGGAGCACAAACATCCCGCCGCCATTACTTGTTACTTCGATCTGTTCTTTTTTAATCAGGCCGCTTCGATCCAAAACCTCACGGGCTGCAGAAATAGCATTCCTGGCTCCCAAAGAGGATGGATCTTGCAATACGTCGATAATGCCAAACGCAGCCTTGGGCGTATTCATTGCCAACATCATTGATGCCCGTTCCGTGATATCCTCACGCAAGGGTCCAACAACTTCACTTGTCTTAGTGCTTTTAGCATACCCGGCTAAATCCATAGCTTTGCGGATGTTGCCTTTTGCCTCGCCCATTAGATTGTCTAGAAACGCAGCTTGCATTTCTGTCAGAGGTTTCTTGTCCATGCTTATCCTAACCAAACGAATAAAAGACCGGCAGAAGCTGTGACTACGATCCAGAACAGACGTTCAGCAAACGCTATGGTCTGACCTCGTTCTGCATTCGTAACCTCTAGCCGGTCCATTCGTTCATCCATCTTCTTAAAATACTCATCCATGTTATCCATACGGTTAAACACAGTTATTATTCGTTCCTCCATCCGGGCCATTGAAACTACAGCTTCGGAAAGCTTATCCAGCTTATTTTCCATGCGGGATAAGCGGTGATCGTTCATGACTTCTTGTCATTCTTTTTGGCGAGAGTATGAGCCGCTTTGAAAGATTTACCGGCCATCATTGCTGTACGCATCTCTTTGATGTGTTTTGCTGTGTGGCGTTTCTTGTGTTCTTTCATTTGGGCTTCTTGCGCCTTGGTTAGCTTTGCCATTACTTTTTCGCCTTCTTCTTTTTAGGCCAACCAGCTTTCATGTCCTTGAAGGCCTTGTCCGATACCGTGCTGTTCTTCTTAGAGCGGCTAGTACCGGCCTTCTTACGGGCATTCATATTCTTGACTAACGACATTACTTTTTCTTCTTTGCAGCCATGCCGCCCTTGCTGTATCCAGCTTTCTTAGCCATGCCGCCGCCAGCCATCTTCTTTTTCGCCATGTCAGGTTTCTTAGCCATTCCACCCATCATATAGCCGGGTGCTTTAGCCATCTTCTTGTCATCTTTTTTCTTCATGCCAGGCATTTTATTCTCCAGTTTACCAGTTTTTGCAGGACCAATATCTTGCGGTTAGTTTTGATTTTGCAGTGTCGCACTTGTGCCTTGCTCTGAAAGACTTTCGGGCGGCAGGATTATCCTTGCGGATCTCCATTTTCGGATCGCCAAACGTGATATACTTCACGCTGTCGCCCTCAACCGCTAAGACCTCAAACTTCTTCGGGCCACCTCGACGGGGCTTATTAACGGAGGTAAAACCATGCCGCTTCTTACCAGCGGCTATCTTCTCTGACTTAGTAGGCATGCTTACACGACCACACTGACGATCTGACCATCTACGGATTTGTGAACCGTGCGGCCCCATCGATCATAAATCATCTCTAAAGCCATTGGCGGGGTAGCAGGATGCACAACTCTTTGCGCAACATTTTGCGCACGGTGGCCGGGGCTAATGCTGGCTGGCTGAATGTCTCTGAATGCTGGCGCACGAAAGATTGCCGCAGCTTGTGAAATATCAGAACCCATCGCTTAGACCTTTCAAGATATCTTTAATGCTGACCTTGGCTTTTGAATTGGGAAGGTATTTGCACTGAAACTGGCGAGGGCATTCACGGAAAGAACTCTGCGCATAGTGGTAAGCTATCGTGCCGTTCTTCCCGCTATAGATGCAAACCTTGCCATCAGAGGTTTCCGTATATTTCCATAGATTGCAGGTCACATATTCCGGGTTAAGCAGGGAGCTAGCTAGCACCAATGGCAGGAGAACTGAATTCATACCGCTAACGAGACTAAGTAAATGCCGCCCCCAACAAATCCCAGTATCAAAGTAGAAAGGCCCATAATCGCAGCGTTGTTGGCTATCTGCCGTTTAGCTTCAATCCGGTTATGCTCTTGCTCTCTGCGCTCATCCCGCATCTGCTTTCGCATAGTCGTAAGTTCCTGATAGGTTCCAAATCCCCATTTCATATCAAGCATGAACTTTATCTCTTTCTCACGCTCCAAATTGGTTTTCTTGTGCATTAATATCTGAATGCTTTCCGCATCGATATTATCCGAACCTGCAGACATCCTCTCTAAGAACGTGGGGTTTTTTCTCTGGCTCTCAGCCCGATTGATATCGCTACAAGCATTATACCAATCGCCCATCTGCTTCGTCATGGACTCCACGTCCTTCGAAACAGAGATGATTTTTTTCAATCCGGTAAATGCTGCACTGGCGGCTGTAAATGCAGTGATAGGGTCAATCACAATCAGCCCTCCCCAGAGCAATTAATTTATGCTGCTAATCCTGTCTGGGGGAGCGGCAGACAGTTTGAATGACCTGTGCCACCGAATTTAAGCAGTAGATCCGCTAGCTCTTGCGGCACTACCTTTCGGCACTCTTCCTCAGTCTGGAATAATGATTGGTTCCGCACAAAAGCTTGGCATGTATCCACATTGCTCACATCCGTGCAGAACAACATTACGCCAATCCACATCACACCAGGATGCCCTTTGGTTTAGCCGGTCGTTTCTTACCGGCATTACCCGGCGAATATGATGGCTTTGCGTTAGACTTGGCCTTGTCCTTGACCCGTTGCTGCTTCGCTAGCTGGCTCAAGATGGTCTTCTTAGCCGCTGCAGATATACTATCC